GGCCAATGAATACCTTTTTACGCGACCAGATAATGCGCATCATGCAGGGATGCAAGGGGCGCACCAACGCCATGCCGCGCAAGGTGCTGCTCGCCGAGCTGAGGCTGTATCGCCCAACGCTCACGGATCGGGACTGCCGGGAACTTTACTCCGGGCTGCCGATCTGCTCATGCGAGGACGGACTGTTCCTGCCTCAGACGGTCGCTGAGGTGCAGGACTTCAAATCCTACATCACGAAGGCGTGGGGGCCGATACAGGCGCACAGGCGCGTGGGGACGATACTGTCGTTCTATCCGAAGCTCGCGCCGCCAGCTGAGCAAATGGGATTGTTCTTATGAGTCCGATCAAGCCGGAGAAACGAGTCCTCTATCCCGAGAATTGGGATAGGTTGTCCTTGCTTCTTCGTGAGCGCGCGGGTTGGAAATGCGAACTCTGTCTGGCCGCGAACGGCTTCCATCATCCCATCACGGGTTCGGAAGTTGTTCTTACTGTTCATCATATTAATGGCGATCCAACAGATAGTCGGAAACTTAACCTAATTGCGCTTTGCCAGCGATGTCATAACCGCCTCGATCAACCGTTCAGGCACCCAAGAAAAGCGAAGGGGGGACTTTGGACATAACACCGCTCGCACTCATCTTCGTCTATATTCTCGCGTTGGTCTGTGGTGTCGGCTACGAGATCACGCGAGATAGAAATTCTCAATAGGAGGTGCTCATCATGAGCAGAAAAACAATCGCGGTTTTCGTCGCCGTGATCGGTGCGATCCTGGGCGTCCTGGTCACGACGTTCGGGCTGTCGATCGACGCGACCGTCCTCGCGACCGGCCTTGCCGCCGTCCTGGTCTGGGTCTTCGGCGAAGCCAAGGCGGACCTGGCCAAGATCGGAGCGCAGGTCGGGAGGTTCAAGGACCCGAAGTTCTGGCTGATGATTATCAATGCCATCATCACCGCCCTGGGCACGGCCGGAGTAATCCCGCCAGTCCTGGCGGAAAGCATCATCGCGGTCCTGACGCTGATCATCGGGGTTCTATTCAAGACCGATCTGCGTCTGGCGAAGACCTGAACCACGATCAGAATTTTCGAGCCTCGGGGGGCGGGTTTTCCCTCCTTTCGCCCGCCCCTTTCCGGGGCTAAATGAAGAGCACATGAATCGATACCTTCTCGAATATCAAGGCAAAACCTACCATGTCGAAAGCTGCGATTCCTGTCCGGCGCGTGACGGCCATGTATGCAAGGCAAGAAACGTCCGGCTCAGACGCAGGCGCGCGGAGAGCGGCCCGTTCCCAAAAGGTCCGTGTCTCGTTCACGAGGAGGGGAAGGCTCCGGCCCCTGCCGTTCTTCGCGGACCAGTCGTCATCAAGAAATCCAGTGTCCGCTTCAAAAGCGGACTCGCATGTAGTTGGTGCGGCAACAGAATCAACCCAGTGAAAATGGTTGTCGTCATTAACGACACGCGCCCGGGGCGGGTCTATTGCCGGTTTGCCTGTTTGGAGCAAGACTTAAGGACCAGCCATATTTAATTATTTTCCTGCCGTATATGGGGAAAGTTAATTAATGCTCTCCCAACCTCTTGACACGTTTCTATTTTCATCCACGCTGATCGCGTGAAGCAAGAGGATTATATCAAGGCCGCTTACCTCCGCGCGATCGCGGTGGACTATGCCAAGCACTTCATAGGGACGCCCTACCATTGGGGAGGCAACGACCCAATGGCTGGGTTCGACTGCTCCGGCCTTATCGTCGAAGTCCTTCAGGGCGTCGGCCGGCTGGCCCACGACCGGGACTATACCGCGAACGATCTGCTTTCCATTTTCCGTCCCAGTCAGGTGGCGCTCGGCTACGCCGGGTGTCTTGCCTTTTACCTTGACCGCAACGGCCGGGCGGAGCATGTCGTCTTGATGATCGATAACGCCTTCGCCATCGGCGCGGACGGCGGGGGATCCGGGACGATCACGGTCGGAGACGCGATCGCCCAGAACGCCTTCGTCAAGATTCGGCCGCTGGACTACCGGAAGGGGCCGCGAATCATTATCGACCCGTTCAAGGGAGGACTCATGTGATAGCCGAACTTCTGAAGATCATCAATGAGCTTCTTCCCATGCTTCATAAGGATGAGGCGGAAAAGATCCGGGAAAAACTCGATAAACTCGAAAAAGAGCGCAAGGAAAAATATGAACATCTGCTCAAGGCGCTTAACGACGGCGATATTGGCGTTGTCAATTTGCTTCTCGCTGAGCTTCTGGGCGAGCTGTAGGGCGCGGATCCAACAGGTCCCTGTGGCGATCGGCGAGGCGCGGATCGTCGGGCGCGTCGTCGCGGGCGCCGTCGTCTGGGAACCGAACGAGGATCAGGCACGGGATTACCTCGTCGTCACTAAGGCATATCCCATCGAACTCTTCCGGCTCATCTATAGGATCCGGGCGCTTGAGCTTGAGATCGAAAGGCTCAAGGCGGAGGGGAAGAAATGATGCTCCTACCCATGATCATGCTCACGGCGCAAGCGGCCTCAGAGGCTATTCGGCATGGCGATCCCGTCACGTGGCCCGCCGTAGGCCTGGCCGGGGTGGCCGCCGTCGGTTCGTGGCTTTCGATCATTTTCAACAACCGGAAGTGGAAGGCGAGCGGGAACTGCGCCACGAAATCAACCCCAGCGGAAAAGCCTGGAACGGGCAAGAAGTGTCAGGAGCATGGAGAGGCGATCTCGGGCCTCGTCGAATTCAAGGACAATACCGGAAAAGCGCTTGTTCGCATTGAGGGCAAGGTCGATCTGCTTCTGGGGCGGAAGGGGTAACGCTGAGCATGAAGATCATCAAGGTCCCCATCTCCTCCATCGTCCCGTGGGACAAAAACCCCCGCGGTATCAAGGCGGAGGACTTCGAGCGCCTCAAGAAGCAGATCCTTAAGCTCGGCGTTTACAAACGGCTCGTCTGCTACCAGGCCGGCAAGAAGTACGTCGTCCTGGGCGGGAACATGAGGATCCGGGCCCTCCAGGAGCTCGGGGTCCAGGATGTCGAGATCTCCATCGTCGCTCCGAAGGACGAGGCTGCAAAGATCGAGTACGCGCTCTCCGACAACGATCGCGCCGGCTATTACGAGGAGGACAAGCTGGCAGAGCTCATCTTCCCCTACATGGCCAAGCTCAACCTCGAGGACTTCAAGGTCGACATCGGCCAGGCGGTGGACTTGAAGATCCTTCTCGAAGGATTCTCCTTAGAATTTGACGATAAGGCGAACCAGGTTCCGGAGATCGATGACTCTCCGTCGATTACACAAAAAGGGCAGGTCTTTCTGCTGGGACGACACAGGCTCATGTGCGGCGACAGCGGGAGCCCCGAGGATCTCGATCAGCTCATGAATGGGGAGAGGGTCCACCTGGTCAACACGGATCCGCCCTACAACGTCAAGGTGGAGCCTCGGTCGGTTAATGCCATCGCGGCCGCGAAGGCCTCCGGCACAATGAAACACCACCAGGCATTCGACACGGCACGTAAACCCAGGAGGAAGAAAGGCGCCTCGATCATCAAGATGAGGGCGAAGGACCGCCCGCTCGAGAACGACTTTCTTTCCGAGGAAGAATACAACGCTCTTCTCAGGGTCTGGTTCGGGAACCTGGCCAGGGTCCTCATGCCCGGTCGCTCATTTTACATCTGGGGCGGCTACGCGAACTGCGGCAACTATCCGCCGGCTCTTCGCGAGAGCGGCCTCTACTTCAGCCAGGCTGTCATCTGGGTCAAGGAGCACCCGGTCCTGACCAGGAAGGACTTCATGGGGAACCACGAATGGTGTTTTTACGGCTGGCGCGAAGGGGCCGCCCACAAGTTCTTCGGCCCATCGAACGCCACGGACGTCTGGTCGGTCAAGAAGGTCAACCCGGCCAGCATGGTCCACCTGACCGAGAAGCCCGTGGAGCTCGCGGTGCGTGCGATGGAGTGCTCCTCGAGGAAAGCCGAGAACGTCCTGGACCTATTCGGCGGCTCAGGCTCCACCCTCATCGCGGCCGAGAAGGCTGGCCGCAATGCCTTCCTCATGGAGATCGATACCAAGTACTGTGACGTCATCATCAAGCGCTATGCCGATTTCACTGGCGTCCCTGAAGAGAAGATCCGGAGGACTGGCCGATGAAAGTCAAAGTCGCGAAGCTCAATCACCCGTTCAAGATGGATCAACTCAACCTCGAAAAGGTGGAGGTCATTGCCAGCATGGGGTTGATCGATGAGCAGATTGCTGTCATCCTCGATATCAGCCCCCGAACCCTGAATTACTGGAAGAAACACCCCGCGTTTTTGCAGTCCCTAAAAAGGGGGAAGCTCAAGGCGGACTTTCAGATCACTCAGAGCCTCTATAAGAAGGCGATCGGATACGAGACGCTTGATAAAAGCGGGAAAAGGGTATGGATGGCCGGCGACACGACCGCCATGATCTTCTGGCTAAAGAACCGGCAGCCGGAGAAATGGCGGGAGAAGACGCAGCTCGAGCACTCCGGCTCTATCAAGACCGGCGACAAGCTCACAATCCGCGTCGTCCATACCAGGTCCGGCGACAGCGGTAAGGGAAAAGGAAACGGGAAGCCAAAGAAATGACGGAAGAAGCGCGCGAGATGGAGATCTTGATATCGTCCTCGTTCTTTCCCTTAATCGAGGAGAAGAAGCGCTATCTCGTCCTCTGCGGCGGCGCCGGCTCGGGCAAGACCGAGTTCGCGGCCCGAAAGCTCTTCGTCCGCGGCATGAGGGAGGGCCGGCACAGGTTCCTCGTTCTCCGGAAAGTCCGGTCCCGTGTCCGGGAATCCGTCCTGGCCGTATTCAAGACCATACTCGACGAGCTCGGCGTGCCCTACGAGTTCAACAAGACCGATCGGACGATCATCTTCCGCAACCCGATGGGCGACCTTGTCGAAGTCCTTTTCGACGGCCTAGACGATCCCGAAAAGATCAAGAGCATCAAAGGCATCACGGGAATCTGGCTCGAGGAGGCGACCGAGTTCACGAAGCAGGACTTCCTCCAGATCGACCTCAGGCTCCGCGAGCCGGGCCCGGGATACCACCAGATCATCCTCACGTTCAACCCGGACGAGATCGAGGCGCCCTGGCTCAAGGAGATGTTCTTCGACAATATCAACCCGGACGCCTGCGTCCACAACTCAACGATTGAGGACAACCCCATACAGGAGGTCCGCGAGAAGTACCGCGCGCGCCTGGCCGAACTCAAGGACCAGGACGAGACGATGTATTTGATCTATGGGCTCGGCAAGTGGGCCGTGGCAAAGGGGAAGATCTACAACTGGGATGTGGTGAAGGAGTTGCCGGCGCGCTATGACGAGGTCTTCTATGGCGGGGACTTCGGCTATTCCGTCAATCCCTCGGCCTGCATCCGGATCTGGCGTTTCGGCAACAATGAGTTCTGGCTCCAGGAGGTCGTGTATCAGGACGGACTCACGAATCCCATGCTTGGAGAAAAGATGGCGGAGGGGAATGTGGGCGCCAACGATGACGTGTACTTCGATTCCTCCGAGCCGAAGTCGATCGACGAACTCTGCGGGGCCGGGTTCAACATCCTGCCGGCGGAGAAGGGCGCCGACTCTGTCCGGGCCGGCATCATCTTCCTGAAGAGCAAGAAGATCCATATCGTCGAAGGCTCGGAGAACATCATCCGGGAGGCCAAGAAGTACAAGTGGCGCGTCGACAAAAGCGGCAACCCCCTGCCGGAGCCGGTGAAGTTCGACGATCACGCTATGGACGCGGTGCGTTATGGCATTTACACCCACATGAGGAGCGGCGGCGCTTACGTTTGCCAGGGCGGAGAGGTCTACTGATGGATATCACGGGTCGAAAGACGAAGCAAGCCCTCGAGGCTATGCGGGGCGATTTCCAGAAATTGCGGGAGACCAATGAACTTCAGGCCCTTTTGATCGACGATATCACCACCGCCCAGAAAAACGACGGTAAGGTTTACGCCGGCAACGAGTACCGGGAATACATGGCGACGATCAGGGAGATCGCCAAGAAGTACGACGGCGAGGCCGAGTGGGGCGTCCTTCAGACGGGGAACATCATTGACGTGCGGTCGGCCTTCATCATCGGTCAAGGAGTGGCCGCGATCCCGGCGGACAAGGAATTCAAGAAATCCGACGAGATGAAATTCATCCAGGATTTCTTCGCCTACAACAATCTCGATCGAGAGATGGCGCAGGAGTTTGCCAAGGAAGCCGAGATAGAGGGCTGTTTCCTGAGCCATCTCGTTTGGAATGAGAAAGACCAGCAGGTATCTATCCAATTCAGGTCGCGGGTCGACAAGAATTATAACGTCCATCACGTCGAAAACGACTACTCCTGGTATGACAGCGTGGCTTGGAAAGAGAAGGGCTCCTCAACAGACACCGTGCTCGAGGAAGCGGATTTCGTCTATGCGCGGTTCGGCGGCCGGATCCACCAGCCGAACAAGCCAATTCCCAAAGTCGGCAAGTGCCTTACCCAGATCGAGGCCCTGGACAAGGCGCTCCGCGACTGGCGGGAGATCAACCACCTATATGTCGCGCCCATTCCGACCATCGAGTGTGCGAACGCGGCCGACGCCAAGGCCATGAATGCGGCCACGGCGAACATCAACTGGAAGCTCCGGAAGATGGTCGTCATCGCCGGCAAGATCAACTACGTTTCGCCGAGCCTCCAGGGCGGCAACGAGGCGCTCGAGAAAGAGATCACGACTAACGCGAAGATGATCTCGGGCACGACAGGCACGCCCGTGCACTTCCTGGGCCTTCCCGATCTCATGAGCAACAGGGCGACGGCGGACAATCTCATGGAGCTTGTGACGGCCTCGACCTCGAAAGAGCGCTCAATCTGGACGGGCACCTACAGCGAGATCATCGAGAAGTCGATGCTGGTCCGCAACAAGAATTCGACGAAGGCGCCGCTCGACCCGTCTCGATATAAGGTCCTCATCCCTTACGTCACAGAGGCCGCCTGGAAGCGGATCGTCGACGTTTTCCTGCCGGCTTATACGGCCGACGCCATCAGTCTCGAGGCGTTCCTCTCGCAGATCCCGGGGATCGATGTGGACACCGAAATGGAGAAGGCGGCGGAGCGGGATGCCGTGGCGCTGGAGCGATTCAATAAGTCGCCATTGAACCCGGACAACCAGGACAAGAACGCGAATACGACGGAGAATCCCAATGATAACCAGAAACGTACCGACAACCAACAGCGTTGAGCCTCAGCGGCCCGCGTATCCGGCGGTGCGCAAGGCAGCCAAGGGGCCTTTACTGACGACTTCGAACGTGGGGGCCAAGCGCCAAACCCCGGCGATCACCGGAGAGAAGGACGTGAAACCCGTCCTGGCCCCCTCCCATAAAAAGCCGGGACGCAAGCCGAAGGGATAAGCCATGTTTCGAAAGTTCCGCCTCTGGAGGCTCCGCCGGCGGGCTCGGAAAGTGCGGGCCATCGTTCGCCGGCTCGATGCCACGATGCACCCACCGCATGGGGGTCCCGAGGCAGGGGCGCCGGCAGATCTGGCGGGACATCATCAAGAGCGCCAACGTCCGGGACGCGGCGTTTGGGAGCCTTACGGGAGAATGACATGAAAATCCTAGCGCGTGTCTTGGCGATGGCGGACTCGGAAGTCCTCGGGCTCATTTCTCCCCGCACGATCAAGGATATCAAGCGCGAAGACCCGAACCCGGTCTTCAAAGTCTTCCGCGTCGGCCAGGAGGGCGAATGCCGGCCGGACATGGTCGGCATCGGCGCGACGGTCCAGCGGTGGTTCCAGTCCGCCATAGAGAAGCTCACGGAGAAGCTCGGACTCGGAATCCCCGTCTACCACAACCACGGACCCACGAACAAGGCCGAAGGACGACAGGCCATCGGGGAGATCGTGGGCAAGGCGCTCAAGAACATCGAAGGCTCGCTGTCATCCATCGCCGTCGCCTACATCTACCCGCAGTTCAGGGACCTCCCGCTCGACGTGGCCTCGATTGAGGCAGTGGTCATGGTCCCGAATGATAGCCGGGAGTTTGACGTCAAGGACGTCGATATTCAGGAAGTCACGGGGATTGCCCTCGGCAGTTCCCATGTAAAAAAACCGGCGTTCCCCGGAGCCACGCTTTTGGCGCAGTTCCGGGCGTTTGCCGAGAAATCCCATCAAGGAGACCACAAAATGACCCTGGAAGAAATCAGACAGGCAATCCAGGAGGGTAAGTTCGGCCCGTCGGACGTGTTTGCGCCCACGGCCCTTACCTCCGACCCCTTCATCAAGGAGCACGTGGAGGAGAAAATCAACAACGCCAAGGGCTATCAGATCCGGAGGCTTCAGGATGTCGAGGCGAAGGCCGCAACCCTGGAGACGGAGAAGAAGGCCCTGCAGGACGAGCTGGCGTCTTCAAAGACCAGCGTGCTGAAGACCAAGGCTCGGGAATCGTTCGAGACCGTGCTTACCGAACGCCCCAAGCTTAAAGGGGACGAACGTCTTGTCAAGTTCATCCGCAAATCCTTCGAGAAATCCTTTACCCCGAAGGACGAGGCCAAGGTCAAGGACGAACTGAATAAATTCGTCGATGATCAAGTGACCGAGTTCACAGAACTGATGGGCGACACGAAGGGCGCGAGTGACAAGGGCGGAAAGACCGATGCGGAAAAAACCGCTGAAGCTGCCGCCCGGGCCGCCGAAGAAAATCGGGACAAGACGAACCTCCTCGATCCGAAAAACAACGAATTGATCCCCGCCTGATAGTGCGGGCGGGAAGCCACAGGAGGTAACTATGGCAATCACAGGAATTCAATTGCGGTGCGGGACCGACAAGACCAAGTCGATCACCGTCCCCGCCCCGGTCGGCGGGGTCGTGGCCGGGGCGATGTACGTCGTCAGCGGCCTGATCGGCGTGGCTTATGAGACCGTCCTCGTCGGCGTGCACGTCGCGCTGTGCATCGCGGCTCACAAGATTCTTCTCCCTAAGATCGCGTGCACCGGCGGACCGGTATTCGCCCAGGGGGACAAGCTCTATTTCACGAGCGGCGATGCCGGAGTGACCACTTCCGGCGGAAGCGGAGTGGTTTGCGGGCGGTGTCTCGTCGCGGCCGGCGCGTTTGATAACACCGTCCTGGCCGATTTCAACGGCGACGTGGCCGCGTAAGGGAGCATGACCATGAGCAAAATCTTTTCAGACCTCAGCAAGCTTGACTTCTCGACCCAGGCGGGTCGGGACAAGATCTTCGCGGCCGTCCAGTATTTCGCCTCGGGCGAGAGACAGAAAGCGGAAGCCAAGCGTTACCAGCAAGCACTCCAGGCATTCGGCGGGCCGGGCGACTTCCCGGCGGCCGCTCATCAGATCCTCGAAAAGTTCCATGCGGTCCCGGCCTATGATACCGGGTTCGAGGAGATCTTCGACATTCGCGACTTCACGGGCACCAACGAGAGCGGATTCGACATCCTTGACGTCGAGGACGGGTTGACCTTCGCCAAGGTAGCGCTCGGCGATAAGGCCCTGATCTTCAAAATGGCCGGGACGAAGGTCTCGGTCGCCTTCGACATCTACGGCGGCGGCCTGGGCTGGAGCCGGCTGCTCATCGACGACAAGAAGTACTGGACACTCGAGGACAACGCCGTCGCGTTCGTCAACAAGGCGGCCGAGCACAAGGCGGCCTGCTTCTATGCATTGATCGAGGCGGTCGCTGCCGCGCAGAACATCGGCTGGCAGCTCCCCGATCCGGCGGGACTCGCCGCCACGGAGCAGACCTATACGGCCAACCGGGATGCCCAGACGTTGAATCTCGCGGCTCAGACGATCCTACTGGACCTCCAGGACAAGGGTTATGGCGTGACCGCGGCCAATGCCACGTTCACCGTTCTTACCCCGTTGCAGATCGTCGGGCGGCTGACCAAGGCTCTCGGGCTTCTGCTTCAGGGATATGGTGGGCCCTCTATGGTGGGCTACAAGTTCCGGCTACTCCCGACCACCATGCTGACGACGACCACGGTCTATTACGTCGTCCTGCCCAAGATCAAAGCCAAAGGCGGCAACCGCATGAACCTCACCATCTTCAACAAGTTCGATGAGGAAGCCTATGCCGACATCGCTGTCGGCTGGATGCGGTACGGCGGGGCGATCGGCGACCAGGAGCAGTTCAAGCGCTGCGCGATCGCATAACCACGGGCCAGGGGAGGCGTGATCCTTTGACAACGCAGATGCGGGGAGGGGCCCGGACGGTTCCTCCCCCATCTTTTTCAAATGCGGAGGAGGCAAGGTGGCGACTGAATTGCTGACGATGCGGTCGGCGCGGGTCAGCGAGATCCTGCGGCACTCGATCTCCGCCCGCGAAGCCGCGGCGCGGACCCGGACCTGGAGGAATAATCAGGTGGCGGCTTCGCCCGCCCAACGGCCGGCATGGGAGATCCTGCCCGACGGCTCTTGGGCCGGCCGGCGGTGCTTCATCGTCGGCGGCGGGCCGAGCCTCAAGGGGTTCGACTTCGAACGGCTCCGCGGTGAGCGGGTCATCGCCATCAATAAATCATTTTATGACGTTCCCTTCGCGGACATCGTATTCGGAATGGACCGGCCGTTTTTGGACTGGATCATGGAAGGAAAACTCGGCGACAATTTCAAGACTGCATTCGAGGCCTTCGAAGGCGTGAAATTGTGGCTGGACCTCTCCGGCTACTCGTACCCGCCGGGCGTCTATTCCTTGCCGTCGGCTGGCGAGATCGGCTGGACGAAGAGCCTCAGGGACGGGCTGTTTCACGGCCAGAACTCGGGCTACGGGGCCCTGAATCTAGCGATGGTCTTGGGTGGGGACCCGGTCTATCTACTCGGCTATGATTGCTCAAGGGGCCCGGCCGGGGAAAAAAACTATCACGACGGCTATCCTTCCGGCGGGAACCCGGATGCATTGAATATATTCAAGCGGGCTTTCGAGGCGGGCGCGGCATTACTCAATGGCAGGCCGCGGGTCATCAACCTTAACCCGGACTCCGCGCTCAGGTGCTTCGAGTTTGGAGACAAGGACGACCTATGGCAATGATAACCACGAGGGATCCCCGCGTTGCAGAGATCTTGGCCCTACGGCAAAAACAACGGGCGGACCACGCAAGCCATAAAACGTATAGAACGGCCACGCCTAGTCTTCCTCCTGATCCCGTAAACTATATCAAGACCCTGCCAACCGATTTTCGGATTACCTGCATAACTCCGACGGGCGACCGGCCGCTCGCTTTTGCGCTCTGTCAGCAATGGATGAAACACCAGGCGCAGAAGCCGGGCCAGTGGATCGTCGTCGATGACGGCAAGGTGCCAACGATGCTGGATGAGGCTTTCAAAATTCACGACTTCATCAAATATGTTCGGCGTGAGCCGCGCCCGGACGATCCGCAGCATACGCTTAGCCTTAACCTGGCGGCAGCGCTTCCTTTCATTGCCGGCGACAAGATAATCATCATGGAGGACGATGACTATTACGCACCGGAATATATCGCAGAAGTGGCGCGCAAACTCGATCAGCATGAAGTCGTCGGAATCACTCAGGCCAAATATTATCACCTCCCGACGGGCGGATATCATATCCACCAAAACGCCTCACATTGTTCTCTTTCTGAAACGGCTTTCAGGAATTCATTTTTGCCGGAATTTATAGAAATCTTACATGACAACGATGAACTTGTACCACCCCATCCGGCTGGTACAGCTGTGGACTTGAGGATATGGCGGAAAGTCGGTAATCGGGGATATCGTTTTAATGATAACGAAAAGCCGCTATATCTAGGCATCAAGGGCCTGCCCGGGCGTACCGGGATAGGGATCGGCCATAACCCGGCCATGTATCGCGGGGTTAAAGACACGGCTGATCGGGCGACGTTCAAGAAATGGGTACCGAAGGATTGCCAGGTTTACCTGGACATCCTGAGCGGGAAGTTGACCAGCGAAAACTACCGCTCGTATTTCCAGACGGATCTTCCTATCACCGGGATCACGGTTTGTTGGAACACAAAAGACCTGATCGAACGGGCCTATGATTCCATCCGTAAATTCCATCCCGAGATGCCGATCATAATCATCGACGGCTCTGATAAGGATGACCCGTGCGCGACCTACGTGCGCGGACTGGCGTCGGACATCACGACCGTCGTCTCGCTCGGCTATAACATCGGCCACGGGCGGGGAATGTGCATGGGGATAGAGAGGGCCAAGACGCCCTACGCCCTCATCTTCGACTCCGACATTGAACTCTTGGAGCCGTGCCTCCCGGCGATGCTGGCCATGATGGAGGACGACACGTTCGGCGTCGGAGACATTGATGAACGGGCGGATTTCAATCGCTTTATTCACGGACCGCATGGTCATGTTGAAGGCTTTGTGAGATATCTTCAGCCCTATTTTCAACTCATCGATATTGGAAATTATCGGAAGTTTTATCCCTATGTCCACCACGGCGCGCCGTGCTATTTAACAATGCTCGATATTCACAAAAAGGGATTGTCCGGGAAAATCCTCAAGCAATTTCCGGGCCTTTCCCATTTCAGCGATGCGGAACGCGGCCAGGCGGGAACTCCCAGCGAATACGTGCATCATGGCCACGCAGGAACTCGCGGATTTCGCATATCGAAACACTTCCCCGATATAGAGGGGCCCTGGGTATTAAACGAGGGACTGGTATGAACCTTCGCAGAGCCGAATTCGATGATTTGATGAAAATCGCCCAGGGATGCCTGGGCCAATCGACTCAGGAATGGAGATGCTTTCTGGAGTTTGCCGGCAACTATTTTAGAACCCGCGAAATTCCGAGGCCGATCGTCGTCGAGATAGGCGTTATGAATAATGCCCAAAAGCCTTTTTATACGGAACTATTAAATGCCGAGCACATCGGGATCGACGTGAACTATTGGTCCCCCGGCCATCCCGATATCCACGGCGATTCCCAGGACCCCGAAACATTCGCACAATTACAGGGTCGCCTTGCGGGACGACCGATCGATTTACTTTTTATCGACGGCGATCATTCCTATGCGGGCGTCAAGTCCGACTATGAGACATATGGGCCATTGACCAAGCACATGATCGTCCTCCACGACATCAGTGGCGGGATCATCGGAACTCACGGCCTCGACGACGTGGGCCGGCTCTGGAAAGAAATAGCCGAGACAGACACGGGCAACCTCCTCCTTACTATCCGGCATTACAATTCACTAAAGGCGGGGATTACAGCCGGATACCAAATGGGCATCGGGCTCATTATTAAGGAATTCGCATGAAGATCACCGTGATATCCCGCTGGTTCAACGAGGCGATGCTGGCCCCATTCTTTCTGAGCCACTATGCCTTCGCCGATGAAATTATCATCCTCCTGGACGAGGCGACGAACGATGGCACGGCGGAGATTATTTCTCGATATCCGAACGCCAAGATCAGGAATTACAAACTGCCCGGGAAGATTGATTATGGCTTTGTCACGAGGTTGGTTGCCCAGGGCGCGGCTACCGTGGATAGCGATTGGATAATGGCCCCGGACACGGACGAGTTCATCTTTCCCTGCGGGGGAGGGGACGCAAGGACGGCTCTAAGCCAGGCTGACGGCAACCTGATCTATGCCGATATATGGCAGGTTTACCGTCATCGAACGGACAAAGACCTGAACTTATCTTGGCCGATTATTTTACAGAGAAGGCATGGCGATCCGAACAGGACGGCCGGATTCAATGGCATGTACAGGAAGCCCATTATCGTTAAATCGGGCCTGGATATTCATTGGACGCCGGGGTTTCATAAATATCAACCGAATCCGAAGATTCAGATTTCAATCACGAGATTCGACGGTGCGCATTGGATGATGGCCGACGTGGATTTAGCCATAGTGCGGCGGATGCGAGGCCGGCGGGAATTACAAAGCGCCGAAAACCTACGTCATACTTGGGGCTTTCAAAATTTCGATATCACGGAAGAAAAGATACGGGCGGAGTGTGCGGCCCACGCGAATGATCCGCAACTATTTTAGGAGGATAAAATGCCCGGTGAAATAGGATATCTGACCCTCACGCAGGCCGACGCCTACTTTTCGACGCGGCTGTCCTCCGACGCTTGGACGACCATCCCTTTGACTTCGGGGCGGGCGAAGGAAACCGCCGCGCTGACGACGGCTTATGATCGGCTTTTCTATTCCGGGCTTTTCGACCTTCCCATTTTTGCGAGCGCGACGGTAGCGGAGCTCGTCATCCTCCAGAAGGCCCAGTGCGAATTGGCGCTATATATGCTCATTCATTTGGCCGACGAGGACCGGCGCAAGGGCATTCAGGCTCAAGGCGTCACCGTCGCGGGGATCGTCAAGGAGCAATATGCCGAAGGGGACCTGACGAAACTCCCGATCCCGCCATTCGTGGCGCTGATCCTCGAGGACTTCTCGGCGGCTCCAGCCCCGTTCTACATTTCCGACATCGGCCGGGATGAGGACAAGGGCGCGAACGAGGACGCGACGGACTTCTAAGATGCCTAAGACATTGTCCCTGATTCCGATGAAGGCGCGGATCGCGTTGATTCAATCCGTCTATGATTCGGCGGCGGAGCGGATCATCGCGGTTCTATCTTCATTAGACCCCGCTACTTACGCGGCGGCGGAATCGGGGAGGGCGCTGTCACAAGTTAAGGACATCATCCGCTCGCTCGACACGGCTGTCCAGATGTGGGCTCCGGGTGCTATCCGGGCGGCGTATGAGGAAAGCGCAGGGGTGGCCCGGACGCGTCTTGAGATGATCGGGGCGCAGCGGATCCCGGCGTCGAAATATAACCCGGCTCGGCACGACAAGAAGATCAGTGCTCTGACGAAGACCGTGATGACGGATTACTGGAAGGCGAACCGGACGATCGAAAAGACGGCGCGGAAGTATCTGTCCGTCGTTTCCCAGGCCGCGGTAGGCGTGGCGAAACTCGCACAGGTGCAGATGTTCGAGAGTACCGACGCGCTCCCGTTTATCAAACGGCTTTTAAAGAAGGCGCGCCCGGCGGACGTGGCCCAGGCGACATTATCGAGCGGCACAGTGAGTAGGACAATCCGCGATTACCTATTGAGCAAGCTCGGCGGCAAGGATTTTATAGTCATAAATGGGCGACACTATGACGTCAAGTCCTATGCGGAGCTGGTCGCCAGGACGCGGATGAGAGAGGCGCAGACAGAGGCAACGAAGGAGCTCTGCAAGGAATTCGACAACGATCTGGTTCAATTCTCCACACACGATAATCCGTGTGAAGAATGCAAGAAATATGAAGGAGAAATTTATTCGCTCTCCGGCGACAGCGATACATACGATCAGTTGCCGGACGAGGCGATGCCCCCCGTACATCCGAATTGTGAACACAATCTCAACCCGACCTCCGAGAACGCCCTGGCCTGGAGGAACAGATGATCAGCGCCTATCTCGTCGATAGCATCTCGATCAAGTACCTCACGGCATTCGACCAGTGGAACACGCCTACCTACACGACCGTCGCTGTCATGGCCCGAGTGGAATGGCAGAACAAGCTCATCCGTAACGCCCAGGGCGAGCAGGTCGTTTCCGGGGCGCTGGTTTACTTGGCCGGCGATATCGTCGCGCCGACGAACGCGGACCGGATCACCATCGAGGGCGTCGAACATGCCATCATGCGGGTTGACAAGAAGACGGATTTCTCAACGTCTCATTATGAAGTGTGGATAACATGACCGGACCAATGAAGGACGGCGGTTTCAGCCTGGACTGGAAGGACTTCGACACGAAATTCCTTGCCTACGCCTTGAAGACCGCTCCCGCCGCTGCTGAAAAGGGGTTGTTTGAGGCGATCTCTGAACTGAAGAACGATGCTGACAATGTGACGCCCAAGACACCTCACCTCGAAGGGAACCTCCGGGGCGACTATACGCTGATCCTGGAAGGGATCACTCAGAGCAAGGTTGTCGAGAAGTCCGGCGGCAAGGACGGGGACCACATGAAGGGTGGAGGCGGTGCGGCAGAGCGATACGGCGCGAAGGACATTATCTGCAAACTGATATTCCGCCAGCCCTATGCGGCGAAGTGGCATGAGGCCGTGAATAAGAAAGTGAACTGGTCTGAGGGTGGAGTCGGGCCGAAATATCTTGAATCAAAAATGATGATGTTCATGAAAAAATATATGCAGATCGTCGCGACAAGAATCAAAGAGGCAACTGGGGGATGACGTGCTGAAAGAGCTGGCCGTCTGGATCTGCACCCGAGTTCCCGGGTTGACCCGAGGAGGGAATCTCCAGGTCGGCTTCCGCGCTCAGGACGCACCGGTGCGGTGCCATACCCTGCTGGATAACGGCGGCCCGGCCGATTTTGACCTCCCATACAGAATGGATGCGATGCTTCAAGTCGCCACGCGGGGGGAGACGATAGTCCAGGCCCGCGAAGATGCATGGACGATCTACAACGCCATTCACGGGACGTCCGGCTGGACGATCGGACCGCTCGTTTCGGGGGGCCAACAGTATAAGATTTGGTCAATTTCTGCTTTGGCAAAACCACAATATATCGGCCAAGATGAGAAAGGCGGCTTCGAATACTCAACGAATTATCAGATAGCAGCGAGTCCGACATGAGAAAAGAACGAACGGGCGGGAGCCCTTCGGAATACAGCCATATAGGAGGCTAATATGAGTTTTCCACTCGGGGAGACTGGCCCTTGCCAGATCAAGTACGACGGCGTCGATCTTGGCTATACCAAGGGAGGCGTCAAATTCACGGACGAGGTGATGAAGACGGAGATCACCTATGACCAGACCGGAGAGACGATCCAGAACACCGTCACGAAGGGCCGCAAGGCTTCCGTCGAGGTCCCGCTGACCAATCAGGCATTGGCCCTGATCGAGGACCTCATCGCCGGGGCGACCATCGACGCGGACGGCATGATCGTGGCCACAACGACGGGCCTCAGCGGACGATCCATCGCCAAGGAGCTGATCCTGACGATCATGGACGGGGCCCTGCCCTCGATCGATCCCGACGCGACCCTGGTCATTTTCAAGGCCGATCCGACCTCGAAGATCGACTGGGGTTTCGACAACTCCGGCCAGCGGATCACGATGGTCACATTTAACGCGCTCCCGGACGATGTCTCGGGCAACGTCGGCAACATGTGGCGCGTCGGCCTCCCGACCCCGTAATCGCCATGCCACGATTTAAGATCGAGACCAGTCTTTTCGAGCCGGTGACGATCGAGGTTGAGGGCGGGCGGACCTACGAGTCCGTCCCGCTTTCGCCTTATCTGACCAAAGAGGTCGGGAAGCTTGAAGAACAGAGAAAGGCCGGAACGTTGGATGACATGACCGCCGTCACTCAGCAGGTTGCGCTTATTTTCGGGCTTGAACCGAAGGATGTCGAGACAACCGATGTCCGGATTCTGAATCGAATGCTTGAAGATGTGATGGCAGCCATGAAGAGCGATAGGGCTGGCAAGGTGGTGGAGTCTGCATCACCCGAAGCGGCGGAGGCGGCGTCCGAAAAAAACGCGCCGATGCCCGAGGGCGGAGTCTCGCAGTAATAGCGGGGGCCTTCCCCGGGCTTTTCTCGTTCAGGGATCTCCTGAACCTAGACGTCAGGGATTTCGAGTTCTGGCTTTTGGCGGCCCAAAGGAAAGAGCTAAATGAGAAGATCGATGCAATCCGAATGTCCCGGATGCCCTGGGCCGAGGTGAACGTCGTGAGGTCTGAAATGGCCTTTTATCAAAGCGCGCTGCGGAACCTGGACGTAGCAGAGGGGGGGGACGCGCCGGCGGCCCCGAAAATAACGAGTTGGCTTGACATGACGGGCGGAAAACGAATAGGGAGAGGATGACTTGAGCTTCGATGCGGGCGCCGCAATAGGACGCCTTGAGTTAAACATCGCGGGCTGGCAGAAGTCTGTCGAGTCGGTAAAGAAGGACCAGCAGAGCCTGTCCGGGCTGGTCATGCGGCACGAACAGCAATTCAAGAGCCTCGGAAAAACACTCACCGTAGTCGGCGGGCTCGTGGTCGCATCGCTCGGGGCCATGATTAAGAAAACGGCCGACTATGGCGATGAGATGGACGAGATGCACCAACGGACCGGGGCCAGCGTTGAACTTCTAACCGGGCTGGACGGTACGTTAAAAAAGAATGGGGCATCGGCTCAAGATTTAGCTGTCGGGATGAAATTCCTATCCGGCAAGATGGTCGATGCGAACTCCGGAAATAAAGAAGCGATTGCCTTATTCAAGGGTTTAGGAATTTCCGTCACGGATGCCAACGGGAACCTTCGGTCTACGACGGATGTCCTGTTTGACGTTGCGACACGATTTTCGGGGATGGAGGATGGGGCGGTTAAGACGACGGCCGCAGTTGATCTTCTTGGCAAGGGCGGCATGTCGCTTATCCCGACGCTCAATCTGGGTGCCGATGGGCTCAGGCGTGAGGCCGAAGAAGCCGGGCGTCTCGGAAAGGTTTTAACCGTAGAGACCGCAAAGGCTTGTTCCGATTTTAATGATAGTCTCGTGGATCTCAAGGGCGGACTCCAGGGTGTCGGGATTCAGATCGGACAGGCGCTCATGCCCGCGGTGAAGGGACTTGTCGAAAAGATTACTAGCATCGTAATCAAGGTCCGGGAATGGGCGGCAGAGCATCCCGAATTGGCCTCTGGGCTGAGCAAGGTCGCGCTCGGCCTAGGCGCTCTGATGATGACCATCGGGCCAGTCTTATATGCTCTCCCCGGGCTTATTAAGGGATTAACGGCGTTAAAGGCTATCGCCGCAGGCCCGATCGCCATCATCGTCACCGTGGGAATCATTACCGCGATAAAGGCCATGTCGGACTTCAAGTCTGAATTCAACAATATGCGGGACGCCATGAAGGAATCCGGGTCCTCGGGCTTTGAGGCCTTTCTTGAGGGCGTTAATTCCGGCATTCGCAAAGTTGCCCTCGGAATGAAGGATTCTAACATCGTCTTATCTGAGGCCAACGCCCTTGCTCGGCTTTATGCGACAGAGGGCGGACGCGGGATGAAAGACGTGCTCCTGGAAGAGAAGGGTGCCATTGACGGTCTTAACCCGGCCCTCTCGGCTCTAGCCGCGCTATTCAAGGAACTTGGCGTCAAGACCAAAACGGAACTCACGGAAGAATTGAAGAAGGCCGAAGAAGCGCTTCGGCTATTGAAGGACTCGGCTGAAGCGACGCCGGGAGCGGTGAAGGCGCTCGAAGATCAAATCGCAAAACTCAAAGAACAAATTACCGGAGTTACGGTTGAAACCCGATCTCTCGCCGAACAACTCGGCATCACGTTCCGTTCGGATATCGAAGCACAGATCAAAAAGCTGAATGAGGCATTGGTCACCTACCGGGGTAAATTAACGGCCGATGAAATCCAACGCATCTGTACAGAGATCAACACGCTTCAAGGCAGACTGACGGCCTTGAAAGGTCCCGTCATCGACCTCGGTAAAGCATTCGATACGGTCATGTCGAGCATGGATAATCTGCCAGCAACAGCCGAAGAGGTTGCTGATGCCATGTCTAAAGAGTTCGAGGACCTCCGGAACCAGATGCAGGCCGATTTTGAAAAGCTGGCCATGAAGGACCTCCCGGCGCATCTACAAAACATCCCTGCGGCAAGTGAGGATGCGGCTGATAAAACAAAATCCGTTTGGCAGGAATGTTCCACCGTCATCGCCGACTCCATGCGGGATATCGCCTCGGAGATTGCCGGACTCTTCAACTTCAAGGGTTTCTTCGGGGCCATGCCCGAGACCCCTAAATTCGACAGCTCCTATTATGACGACATGGTAAAGGCGGCAGACTCGGCTTACGACAAAATTACAGATGCGTCCCGCAGGGCTTTCGATGTGCAGGAATTGCAAATTTCGCGGGCTGAGGAAGATGCGGACAGACGGAGGAGCCGCCAGGAAGACAAGGAAGATAAACGATACGCCGATAAGTACGAACGCGACAAGAAAGCCATAGAGAACAGCAAGATGACGGAGGTCCAGAAAGAGGCGGCGCTTAATGCGCTGGAGAGGAAATACGAGACCGCTAAACTAGCCCGCGAAATCGCCAGGGAAAACGCGAAAGTGGCGCTTGAACGCGCGCGAGAAGATGCGAAGTACAAGAGGGAAGAAGCGCAGGCCGCAAAACTCTTGGCCCTCCAATGGAAGCATGAGACTGACCTCAATGCCATCCGAATCGCCGAGGATACGGCCCGGCAAAAGCAAGCCGATGATGAATTAAAGCGGCAAGATAGTCTTTGGTTCAAAGTCAAAGGGATCTTCGCCACGGCCTGCGAAAATATGACGACGATCTTCCTTACCACGATGTTCAAACCTATCGGTGATCTCATCAAGAAATTGGCGGAGAAGCTCGTCGGGAAGGGCACGGATGCGGTTGCCGGAGCGTTGGATGGTACGGGAGAGCATGTCAAGGGCCTGGGTACGACCATCGGGGAATTCATCTCTGGGATCGGAACGGGTATCGGCGGGTTCATCTCCGGTCTGGCGACGGGGATCGGCGCGGCGATCATTTCAATCTCGACGGCAATCGCTAGTGCTATGGTTGCATTGGCTACCGGAATCGCTTCAGCAGCGACGATCATTGCGGCAGCCGCGCCCGCGATCATCGTCACGTCGCTCTTGGCACTCGGCATCGTGGCGGGCCTAAATTTGCTCAAAAGAATTTTCTCTTCCGGTAGTTCCGGCGCCGGTGACGGCATGGGTCGTGTTGTCGAAAGACAAGATATCCAGATCAGCCTCCTCACAAGGATATTTGATACGCTCAACGACAATATCAAGACGGCGCTTTGGGCCATTTCAACGAAGTTGGATAAAGGCGTGAAGGATAGGCTGGGAACAATCGGTGGCTATTTAAAAACCATTGCCTCCAGCCATTACCTGAAAGACGTCGTCGGATATCTCAAGAGCATAGATAAAAAAATCGGGGAAATAGGCTTCGCTTCGGGCGGAATTGCATGGGCCCCTCAAATGGCGATGGTTGCTGAACGCAAGCCCGAAATTATCGGAAATCTTGATGACTACCTGGCTGGACGGCCACTGGCAGGCATCCCGCAATCCGGAGGCGGCGGGGGACAAGGCCCGATCAATCTGACCATCCCATTCTACCTGGATGGAACGAAACTCGATGAGCGGATGCTCCGGATCGCGAACGGCCGGGTCGAGTGGCTTCACGGGCAGTACAAGCGGTCAAACTATATGATACCGCCGCGGACCATCGGGGGTGTGGGATGATTTTCAAAAAGATGAGGTTCTTCTGGCAGAACTGGTTCGATTCGGCGGTCGTGACGGCGAGTTCCGAGGCGGCCGATTATCCGGTTGAACAGTTACAGAACCGCTGGAAGACCGTGGATTGGAGAAGCGCGGCGACGGGTTCAGGCGGTGAATGGATTCAGGCGGTCTTTACAGTCCCTCGTGCGATTCAGGGATTTGTTCTTGAAAACATGAATCTCACGACGGGAGCGACTGTCATATTAACCGGAGACGGCAATAATATTTTTACGATAAATCCTACGGTTGAAGAAGTCGCCGAAAAAAGGATTGAAATTGCCCTTGCAACGCCGACTGTCCCATATACAACGTGGATATTATCCATGTTTGATCCCGGGAATCCGGACGGATATCTCTCCGCCTCACGCATCTATCTTGGGCCCGTCTTTGAGCCGGAGGGGGAGTGTCGCGGGGGATCGAACCATTGGCCCGAGAGCGATTCGGAAGTTAGTTATAGCTCGGGCGGCCAGGCGTCCGTGACTGAGCGGCCGCTCTATGAGGTTTACGACGTGCCCATCTCTATCATTGGTCAGTCTGACGCCGCGGGTTACTCAGCTATAAATACGACATGCGGTAAAAAGTTACCGCTGTGGGTATGCTTCGATACGAGTGACGAAATTGCCAGCACGGTCTACGGTCATTTCTTGGAATACATTGCCTTCCCGATGACCGTCAGCGGCGCGCTTTGGGAGACCAGCCTCAGATTCAGGGAGGAGCTCTGATGCCCTACACACCCGGCGAGGTGAACCAGGACAGCGTCGTCCTTTGCGAGATCGAAATCGCCCACAGGATCGATACTCCGCACGTCTGGATGCAAGACGGAGCGACGGGTGCTTGGTGGATTCTCCATACTCATACCGATAAATTTGGCGAGCACGAGGGCAAGCCGAGCCAGGTTAAAGTTAACGGGGCGATATTCACGGAGGATACGCTGGCTAATTGTCGAACGACGGCCTCGACCTGGTACTGGGACGCCGCGACGCAATGCCTTTATATTCACGTCGCGGGCGGAGTTGACCCGGGCGGTGGAACTTTCATCATCGCGGCCTACCTCTGGAGACGCTTCGGGACCCGGCCTTACATCTTCGGTGGCAGGCCCTACCTTCCACTTGTCGGAAAGAACTCGATCCCGCCCGTCGCCTACATGACGGGGGGCTACCACGAGGGCGGGACGAAGCAGACCTTCGGCAGCCTGAAGTTCATGAACGGCGAGGGATACTTCGACACGGATCTCACCGATTACATCTACGAGGGGAAGCGGCTCACCGCCCGGATCGGCGAGAACGGGGCGGCGGATGCGGACTTCGCCGTCTTCTGGGACGGCTGGACGGGCGACATAACGTGGACGGAGAACGAGGTCGAGATCACCGTCGAGGACCTCATGACGGGGGTCATATAAGCCGATGCTGAAAATCATGATCCCGAGATTCAAGTACTGGAAGTCCGCCCCGGCCGGCGAGACGTCCTATCCGAACCTCCAAGACGATGCGGAAGGTCTGCCTATCCCCGAGCGGTATGGCATCCTGAAAAACGTGACTCCGATCTGCATCGATACTACGTCGACTAAGTTCAAATTCTCCAGGCGTGGTCTCCACGCGATAGACGCGATCCGGAACGCCGGGGTTACTCTTGTGGAGGGAGCGGATTATACGATCGATCTGGTAAAGGGGGAATTTACTTTATCTTCAACACCTTATGTGCAACCAAATACAACCTATTATTTTGTGATAGAGGGAACCTATCCGGTCGATGCTAATAATTATATTTCTTTCAAACTCAATGGCGGAAGCGGGTATGCTGACGGTCAGTTGTTTACGATCGATGGTGGTGGAGTTTGGACCCCCGTCGCGCACGACCTTCTTTTCCGGGTTCGAGGAATGACGACGATCGGCGGGACGATCATAAACCAAATCGACGCAGGCGGCGTAAGGGGGGCGGGCCAGAATCTCAGGAAGACGGCCGCGACCACTAGGATTGCTCAATCATTCAAAACTGGCGCGACAGGATTTTATGTCACAAGCGTTTTTGTATGGTCGACAAAAAGAGGAACTCCACCAGTATCGAATTTAAAGGTCACGATCTTGTCGGCCTATAATCCGGCCGAAATTCGAGTAGGCGTTGTCTCACTACCATCCGCGATCAATAGGATTGAGACATGGTGGGCTTATGCGATTTCTTTCCCTCAGCAATTAGACCTCTCGAATCTCGTCGGCGACATTCAGGGGCTTGAGAACGTGGACACTTCGCTGATGGAGAACGTCGCGGACGTCCTCAAGGACATCTACGTCAATATCTTGAACGGATCAGCGACCGGGATCAACGCCGCTGACTTGGCTACGCTTAAATCGGCCCGGACCCAAGACCTCGCCCTTTCGATGGAAGAAGAGGTCGAGTTCGATCGAACAAAGCAACTCCTGGAAGCTGGCCATCTCTTCAAATTCCTGCCTTCACTCGCCGGGGATTTCACGGTCAGGTGTCTCACGTCAGGAGAACCAGCTGGAACGCCTCATCTGAAAGAACAGCACATTAAGAATTTCACCATGCGCCGGGTATGGTCGAACGTCTATCATGCGGCGAAGGTCAAATACTATGAGGACCCGACGAGCGGGGACTGGCTCGTAGCTGAGGAAAAATCCGACGTCGCGAAGTACCTCTATAATCGGCAGGAATCGATCGAGATCGAGACGGAGCTCAAGGACTCGGCGGACGCCATCCAGGCGGCCAAAGATTACCTCGGAACGGACCCCGGATCGACTCGGAAGGTGAATTTGCAATACCCGACGCGGATCGCAGAGTTCGACGTTCTGGCGGGCTATGGCTTCGATCTGATCCCGACGATGAAGGTCAAACTCACGCTTCCTCGGGCGGATTACTCAGGCGGCACCCTCAATGGAGTCCTCTTCCGGATCCTCGAGGTGCATAAGAACCCCGAGGACAGGTCAAGCCACCTCGTCACGTTATTGGACTCTCTGACATATTAAAATGATAGGAAAAAAGTTTCCTTCCGATGACCAGGTCCTGGGCCGTCTCAGGAAACTACAGAGGCTCGTCAAATCGATTCAGAAAGCGCCCACGGTTTCAATTCCGACGACCATCATCGAGGAAGTCAATGACGATAAAATTGATGTGGTCGAAAACTATACCGAGGATTATGTCCTCGGTGAAGAGGATTTCGGGAAGACAATGATCATGAACGCGGCCGGGGCAAAGACCTTCACATTTCCGTCCGTGACGGTTTCAGAGATCGGTCGATGGGTTGAGTTCGTTAAGAAGGGCGCCGGGAAACTCACGATCCAGGCGGTCGGTACGGATACGATAAACGACTCCGGCGCCGGTGGAACGGTCTATAACGACTTAGCCGAGGAGACCTTCGCGCTCGTGAGGCTCAAGGTCATCGCAGCCGGGCAGTGGCTCATAGAATTCTTTACAGGTTCAGGATGGAGGACATCATGAAAATAGAGATCAGTTTGAAGGACGTGATCATCTTCGCCCTTGTCATCGCCCTTGCGGTGACGTGCTTCGTGCGATTCGCGAAGATCGAGGCGATGATGCAGACGACGGCGCTGATCAAGGTAGTGAACGACCAGGGGATGGCGATCCAGCAGATCGTCTCATATCTCAACGGGAAGACGGCCGGGACGAGCGCGCCCGCAAAGACGCCCGCGCAGATCCAGGAGCCCAAAACCAAATAAAGGAGTAGACCATGAAAAAACGATTCATCGCCGCGGCGATCGCGGCGCTCATGGCGGTTGTTTTTCTTTTCGCCCAGGGACCAGTCCAGAAGGTACGGCTGTGGGACACGAATCTCAGCCACTCATTACTGTTCAACTGGAACGAGAACGACACGGCGGGGCGGACGCTCAACTTCCTCATAGATGGGGCCACGCGGTCGTTCACCATCTCGGGGGACAGCTATATCGACCAGGACGTCAGGATCGCGGCAACGCCCTACCACGCGGGGCTCTATTTGAGTTCGTCGTCCGTTGCGCCTTTCTTGAAGCTCAGCAACGCGAGCGGCACGGCCCGCGACCCCATCATCCAATGGGCCGTCGGGGCGACGCCCGTAACGAAGTTCACGATGGGCGTGGATGACAGCGATGAAGACAACTGGAAACTTACCAACGCTACTACATTGGGCGGTTCTTCGAGCGGGTTTTCCTTTGGTGATATGCTTTATTATGTTCATGGCGGCGATGATGTTGTCGGAGTACAATTAG